AAATAAATGGTCTATCGTTCATCATAAACGCATTTTCTTCAACTCTAAGAATATGTTGGTCGTTACACATGGTAACAACAGCCTCAACTAACTCATTAGCGTTAGATTTGTCATATTCAAAGTCATCTTTGTCTGCATTTTCTTTTAAAAAGCGTTTTGGAACCAATCCCCAGTACTCGCAAATCTTAACAGAGTCAGATTCGTCTGCTTGTTTTGTTTCTGGGTCGTAACCAAACTTTACTGTGTCATAATCACCATCTAAAGGCACATCTCTATAAATACCAGAGCGTATACCCTCCACAACATGGTATCTAGGTTTAATAACTTCGTGAGCAACGCCTAAAGCATCGTCAATTGAGTTGGCTGATGGATCAATAAGAAATTCTTTAGGTGATATAGGCTCCACATGAACATCAATAGCAGGATATTCGACTACAGTACGAGTTGTAGCCATTGTTCCTTCAATAGCTTGTTCTGTTGGAGATCTTTCTATTGTTTGTTTAACAACAATTTTGCCAACACCTGTTCCATAGATGGCACTATTAAGAAAAACTTCGCATATAGCATCTTTACAGCCAGTTTTTTCGAGATCTTCTTGCAATAAGTTTCGCACATATTCAGCATCACTAGGATCCTGGTCTAAATAATCATCCTGTATATCGAACCATTTTCCCCTGCCAAATGTTGCTTCCTCGAGTTCGGCAACAGATGACTCAACCGCTTGTTGTAACGCAGGTGATATAAGTTTTGATCGTTCATTTGCTCTTGTTTTATCTCCAGCAGACCAAATGCCTCTCCACAATCTGTAATATTCATCCCACATAGGAATGTAATTAATATTTCTGTGAGTTCTCCACCCGTCAAGACGATAATTTAACCAACTTGCTAATGCTTGATATTTATTTTCTTGATTATTCATATTATTTCATGCAGACCTCTAGTAATAGTAGCCGATTTTAACAGTTATCATTCTCAATTGCAAGTGATAATCGTTATCATTTAGTGTATTGACCGATTTACTTCTTCAACTGCAATTAAACCATCTACTAACATTTTGCAAATTGTTAAATCAACCATTTCTTCTCTTTCTGTTATATCTTCAGGTATATCTTTTGTTAAGTTACTAATAATCTGACAAGCAACAATGTATCTTTCTGCTAAAGTTGTGTCATCTGCACTATATTGCAGCAACTCTATCATTTCTTGCTCAGTCATATCTTCTTCAAATATGTCTTTAATATCCAGCGACATCATCTAGTGCCTCCCAATCATCTGCCAATTCAATAGAGTGTGCGAAGTCTGCTACTGATACCTGGTCTATATAGGCCAAAGCATCAAGTTGATCGTCATGTGCTAAGTGATTTGGAAAGTCATTTAGTTGCCCTAAAAACTCTTTCCAATCTTTTTTATCATTAAAGCTAACCTGGCCATGTTCCATTCGACCTTGTAAAGCCCAAGTTATGCGTTCTGTTTTCTTTTTTCCACCATGGCGTAATTCAACAATTGTTACCCATCGTCCAGCAATACGCATTTCATCTTCCAAGTAAGGTAATATAGCGTTTCGCAACGACCCTGTTTCGATCCCTACAGTAGCTGCTTCTACCTTCATCGCAGATGAAAGAATTTTTTTTGCAGTTTCTTTTACATTCCAACGACCATGTAGTATGTCTTTAACCCACCACTTATCACGATTTATCTTAACAATCGCAATAGCCGTTTCGTCTAATCTCGATCTTTTTAAATTACGCTCTTTTTCTATAGACTCAAATCCAGCAGGGTCGACTGCTATGACATATGATCCTTCTTCTGGCTCTTCAGATTTTTCAAACCACTCTTCTTTAAATATGCCGCCAGAGTTAGTTTCAAACGATGCCTCAAATTCTTGCCTAAATGACATAGATGACATGGTTTTACTGGCAGCCTTTATTTCACTATCAGGTATAAACGGATTATCGGTTGATGTAAATTGAAACGCATCCCAATCGTCATCTTCAAACGCATCTACATACAAATCATAGAAATGATTTTTACCAGCAGGTGTTCCAATAAATAAAGCACCGCCTTGCACATCTGAAAGTGTAGGCCTTATAATCTGTTCCCAGACTTGTGGCTTCATCGAAGCGTATTCGTCAAGCACACAAAATGCCAAGCCAACGCCGCGGAGCGTATCGGGCCGATCGCTGCCCTTTAAATAGATTTTTCTTCCATTGATCAGGGTAAGTACTGCGGTATTTTCATGGGCCTGTGCTATTAAGTCTTTACCCAACTCCTTTAACATTGCCCACATAATGTCTTTTGATTGCTGAAAAGTAGGCCCTACATAAAACACATCTTTCGATTCGCTTTGTATAGCGTTAATGAGTAATAACCAAGCAGAAAGGTAGGACTTTCCAAATCGTCTTCCAGCAGCGACTATTTTAAATCGTTTTTTAGAATTAAAGATTTGCAGCTGTGCTGGATGCAAATCAATGTTCAGTTCAGACATTCTTTCCTAAATTTACAATAACTTCATCGTCAGTCTTTTCTTCTGGCTCCACTAACTCAGCTTCGTCATATTCACTAGCTTTTTGTTCTATTGACTCAATAGAAGCCACATTTATAATGACCTGGGCATCATTTTTAACTCTATTAGGATCAACTGCTTTTTGTACAGGTAAAATTCTATCCATACACATCTTTAAACAATGCACATCACCTTCTTTTGCTTTTGCTAATACCGTTGCTACAATCTCTACAGCGTTCTCATTCATGAGTTCTCTAGACAGAGCCGCATATTTATTCATTGTACCTTTGGGTTTACCTGCAGGATTTAAGGATGGCATCCCTTTATAAAAGTTAGGATTGCCTCTTTTCTTAGGTTTATCCTCTTTATCTTCAAAAGGTGTCTGAGGTGCTAAAGGCGGTGGTCTTTCTGACATATTAAATGCAAATGATAATTATTCTCAGTTAAGTATAACATGTAATAGCCAATACACGATCTTTTTTTGAAATTTCGTTTTTTGTGGTTAGGAGATAGCCTACATTAGATAAAAAAAATTAGAGCTGGGTGGGCCCCTATTTTTCTTCTAAATCAAAAAAGTTGACTGGCAGGAAAAAATCATATAGATGATAAGATATATATAAATTATCGGATCCTGTATATCAATTCATATAGATGATAGCTGTTATATATAAAAAAACTAGCAATAAAATAATATTAAATATTAGAATTTAAAAATAAAAATGTAGGGTAATAAATATTTTTAATGTATTTGAATCAATAACAGATCTAAAAACAATATAGTTTTAAAGGCTTATATTTTAGATTTAAAGGGTATTAAATTTATTAGATAAGTATTACTATTAAGATAATAAAAAAGCCCAATTAAAAGGGCTTTTGTTTATCGCTGTTAGGTTGTAATAGTATTACCGATTGTATATTAATTTTAATTCCGTATCAATAGAATTATACAAATAAAAAAAGGGCTTAATTAAAAGCCCTTTATTTTAGATCTATTACTATTTATTGAAAGTTAAAAGTACTAGCACCAATATTAAGTTTGTTTAGATTGTCTTCGATTAATTCCATATTATCGAAATCTCTAACTAGTTCAACCGATACAGAATAATCACTATTACATTTAACACAATACCAGTTTTCGGAATATACCCCTTTAGATTCGTTAAACTCTAATTCACCATTACAATTGTTTTTTATACATTTACTCATAATATTATTATCCTTTAATGATTTAAATAACTAATGTTTTTAATTGAACTATCCCAACACTTGCGACAATCTTTACATTGTCCGTTATTCTCAAAACTTCGACATGTAGCTTTGTCTTTATTAGTTGTAACGGTTGAAGTATTTTTGAATATAGGTGCTTTACCATCTATAAAAGAACCACTTAAACGGATAATTAAATTTTTAGGGATATCACCTTTATAGTTATTAATAAACTTGCTTTCCTTTGTAGGCAACCAATGTTTTATATTAGGCGTTTGTTTTGCTATTTGGACAATTTTATCCAAATGTTTAAAACTTTGTAAATCACCACTATCATGCCACCGAAACAATCCACTATTAACAACCTGTTTTTGATGTTTCATTATATAAACCATAGCATTAACCCAATCTTTAGAAGTTATCGCTTTTAATCGCTTATTTTGGGCTTTCTCAATGTTTTTTGCATATCGGACATAATTACCTTTTAAAGCATAACAATCTGAACAAACGGAATTTTTAATTTTTCTTAATTTACTCCCAGTTATACAATCTTTAGCAGATATTGAATAGCTGATAGTAGGCATTTTAGATGTGACAGTAAAACCCCCAATTATTTCAGTAGCTTGTTTTAATGTTTTAATTGGTATTGTAAGATTATTCTTTAACATTTTTATACCTCATAGTTAAATAATTATTTTCTTCTATCATTTCAATTGTTATTGCAACGGCATTTAATAAATCACTTTCATTATCAAATTCACCATTCCCATTAATTTCATTTAAATTATCTTTAATAAAATTCATAACTATATTTATATTTTTATTATTAACATTCATTTTTTAACCTCTATTAGTTTAATTTGTTTATTAATATAATCACCAACCCTTGACCACATGAACGGATCGATACATCGCTTTTGATTAAGTTTATTATTAACAAAACTTTGTAAAAATTTTAGTGTTATTAAATCCATTATTTAACCCCCCTTTTTTTAAATCCTAAAGTCTTCATATACATTGGAAAAAAAACCAATGAAAAAATAAAGAATGAAAAAACAATACCAAAAAAGAAAACTAGTAAATGAACTATCACACTATTAAAAATTAATTCCATTTTTTATACCTCTATAGTTAATTGTCAAAATTGACAAAATTAATAATACAGTAAAAAAATCCCTTTAAAGACTTTTATATACTTTTGTATCACTAACCCAATTATGATGAGATCTAACATTTTTTATAAGTGTTAACTGTAAGTTTTCAATTTACAGGATCAGAAAATTTCAATCAAAAACTAACTGGCTATAAGTAATAGTCAATACCATAATAGTGTGTACACGAATAGTCAATACACGAATAGTCAATACACGATTTTTAAATCAACAAAAGCCGCCACAGGCCAGTCCTGGAAAGGGTTTCATGGGTTTCAGCTCTTAGAGCTTTTGCATGTTCTACACTTTAGGTTTGCTTTTTAGATCAACATAATTTATACTTAACACATCCCAATAAACCTGTTGGGTGTTAACTAAGAGGAAAAATTATGAAAACTAAATATAACATTACAGAAATAAACCCAAAAACTATTAAGCAAGTTCGCCAGATGATTAAAGATTCATTGTCAGTTATTATGGAAGATAACAACTTAAGATTTGAATTAGGTAATGCGACTTATGATGAAGACTCATTTAAGTTTACTGGTTTCAGAATCTCACTTGCTGATGCTTTGACTCCAGAGCAAAAAGATCTAAAAGAAATTATAGCTATGAGAAAAAAAGCTGATTATTATAAAACACTTGACGATACTAAGATCGGTTGGGATAGAAGTGTTGCTTACAAGTTAGTTGGTTATAAATCTCGTGCTAGAAAAAAGCCTTGGGTTATTCAAGGTGTTGAAAATGGTCAACAATATGTCGCATCAGATTCTATAGTTGAAAGAATGTTTGGGGAGGAAGAATAATGAACATAATGGACAAAATAGAAATTATTGGGCCTAATAAGGAATTTGAGGATGCTATGAGAAATAAAATTAAACAACATTTTGAACCAGTTGGCATTAATGTTTTAAGTTTGTTTGATGGTATTTCTGGAACACAAGTTGCTTTAGATCGAATGGGTGTAAAAGTTGACAATTACCATGCCTCAGAGATTGATAGACACGCTATGTCGATTACTCACAAAAATTTTCCAAAGACCAAAATGCTTTATGATGTTAACAATTGGGAATCTTGGGATATTGATTGGTCTTCTATTGATCTTGTTGTTGGTGGTTTTCCATGTCAAGCATGGTCAAATGCGGGAGCAAAACAAGGTGACAAAGACCCAAGAGGTATGTTATTTTGGACAATGCTTGATGTTATGAAGTTAGTACTTGAGAAAAATCCAAACGCTAAATTCTTAATGGAAAATGTCAGAATGAAAAACGAGTTTGAAGAGTACATTACTTTTCATACAGAAGAAGCCCTTGGAAAGGTCAATAAACATTTGATTAATTCAGCACTTGTTTCAGCCCAAAATCGTAAGAGATTTTATTGGACTAATATTGATGGTATTGATCAGCCAGAAGACCAAGGATTATTGTTAAGAGATGTTCTTGATTACAGTTGTGAAGATACTTTATCTGAAAAAGAAATGGCTTTTATGTTAAGAAGTGAAAGCAAAACAAAAGATCTACCAAGGCTAAAAGCTAGAGCAAGATATGAAGACCAAAAATCTAATACTTTAACTTACTCAATGCATAAGGGTGTTCCCTACAATGTAATAGGTTGGGTTGATCGAGAGAAAAGTTATTGTATTGATGCTAATTATTATAAAGGTGGTAATCCAAAATCTTATTTTGAAAAAGGTCGTAGACAATTAATATTTAATCGTCCATGTGAACTCCGAGATTTCGATTCTAAGGCACAATGTCATCATGTTGCTAATGCTACAGACATTAATGGCAATGAATCAATTAAGAGGGTATATGCTGATTCTGGGAAGAGTCCAACACTAACTACTATGGGTGGTGGACATCGGGAGCCAAAAGTTTTAATCATCCCACAAAAAGTTAAGGTTAGGAAGTATGAGGTTGACATTCCTAAATTACAACAGACATTACGGGATCACAAAAAAATGACAATTTTGACTAACAAAAATCTTGCTGATCTTTTACATGTTCCAGTTACTAAAGTTGAGCATTGGTTTAGAACTGATTCTAGTTTTGCAATACCTAGTGAAGACATTTGGTTTAGATTAAAAGATTTGTTAGTTATTAAGACTGATGAATTTGACAAGTCAATAGTATGTTTTGAAGTTAGAGATGGTAAGTTTGACATGGCTGATCGAGTTTATAGTCAAGATGGAAAGTCACCAACAGTAGTAGCAAGTAATGTTGCTAA